GTACATCTACCTCTAGAGTTTTTACATATACAGCAACGGCAAAGGATGGCGCAACCACAGTGGCAACTCAAACTTATACTAAGACAGTAACCAACGATTGGACTTCTGGTAAAACCTCTTTACAAACTTATGTGGGATATACTTTATAATGCCAGCAGTTAGTAGACTCGGAGATATGAGTACAGGACATGGGTGTTTTGCACCAACAGCTTTAGTTCAAACTCCTGTGGCCAAAACATTTTTTAATGGAATTAAAGCGTCTGTGGTAGACAACGCATGCCAACATGCCTCACATACTTGTGGAATTACCACGCATTCTGGTTCAACTAGATCTCCATCTTCTGGAGCCAGTAAGACATTTATAGAAGGTAAACCTGCAGCAAGAATAGGCGATAATATCGCTTGCGGAGATGCAATAGCTGAAGGATCTACTAATTCTTTCATAGAATAACCTAAATAAAGAATATGGCAAGAAATACAAGAATCTTCTCTGACTTAGACCTAAATTTCACTAAACATCCAGTGACTGGGGATATTACACGCAGATACGACGAGAATGCGATTAAGCAATCCGTAAAAAACCTTCTTTTAACCAGAAACTTCGAGAGACCATTTCATAGTGAGATCGGCTCTCCTGTTCGTGCATTACTTTTTGAACTTCCTGGTCCAATGTTTTCGATGATGATGCAGCGAGCCATTATCGATGTTATTAATAACTTTGAACCAAGAGTAGAACTCTTAGATGTTCGAGTTGATGATTCTTTGGACGCTAATGAAGTTTATGTAACAGTAGAATTTAAAATAGTTAATACCGAGAGTCCTATTACTCTTGATCTAGCATTAGAGAGAACCCGATAATGGCAAACAATAATAAAAGAATACAAGTATCAGAGTTAGACTTTGATGCTATTAAATCTAATCTAAAAACATTCTTACAAGGACAAACTGAGTTTCAAGATTATGATTTTGAGGGATCTGGACTTTCTGTTTTGTTAGATGTTCTTGCTTATAATACTCACTACAATGGAATCTATACTAACCTAGCTGTCAATGAATGTTTCTTAGATTCTGCCAGCAAACGAGCATCTGTAGTTTCTCTGGCTAAGATGTTGGGTTATATGCCTCGTTCGGCAAGTTGTGCGACTGCCACCGTAACTGCCACTGTTACTTCTCCGACAAGTTCGCCATCTACTGTAACTCTTCCAGCAATGCAACCATTTACAACTTCGATTGATAATGTATCATATACATTCTATAATCGTTCAGCCGTAACAACTGCATTAGTTTCTGGAGCATATACATTTACGGGATTGGTCTTAACCGAAGGAACTCCTCTCCAATACAAATATACTATGGCTCCAGGTGTTCGTTTTATTATTCCAAATGCTAATGCTGATTTAAGTACACTAACAGTTAGTGTTCAACAAACATCTTCTTCAGATGTTTATGAAGTATATACTCGTGCTGATACAATAACTGAAGTAACAGAACTTTCTCATGTATATTTTGTTAAAGAAATTGATGATGGTTTATACGAAATTTCTTTTGGTAACGATAATCTAGGTATTGCATTGTCAAATGGAAATGTTGTTACATTAGACTATATGGTTTCTAGTTTAGAAGAACCAAATTCAGCATCATCATTTACATATGGTGGTGTTACTTTAGCAGGGAGTAGTTTATCTGTTACTGCTACTGCTGCAGCTTCTGGTGGTGCTTCTTCAGAAAGCATTGATGAAATTAAATTTAATGCACCAAAATACTACGCTGCACAAAACAGAGCAGTAACACCAGATGATTATAAAGCCATTATTCTTAAGAACTTTCCTGAGGCACAGACTATTTCAGTGTGGGGTGGAGAAGATAATAATCCTCCAATCTATGGTAAGACTTATATTTGTATTAAACCCAAAGAAGCAAGTAAATTAACTAATCTACAAAAAGAGTTTATTAAAAATAATATTTTAGAGTCACGAAATATTGTTTCTATTACTCCAGAAATAGTAGATCCAGAATTCTTTAACATTAAAGTAACATCATTCGTTTACTATAATCCAAGAGCAACCACCAAGACTGCTGCACAGATTCAAACATTAGTTAAACAATCAATTATGAGATATAACGATGAAGAGTTGGAAAGATTTGATTCTGTTCTTCGTTATTCTAAACTCACTAAGATTATTGATGAAACAGATCCAGCTATTACAAATAACATAACTCGTATTATGATTCGTCATCCACATGAGGTAACTTATAATATTGCAACTCAATATGTTCTTGATTTGATTAATCCAATTTCTCAAGATGGTGGTAAACAAGGTGAAGTATTTGCATCGACTGGATTTTATATCCCAAACAGTAATGAACTACATTTCCTTGACGATGATGCTAATGGAAACATTCGTTTGTACTATACAAACACTAACTTTGAAAAAGTTATTGTCACTCCAGACATAGGAACGATTAATTACGAAACGGGAAATATTACAGTTCGTAGTCTAACAATTCGAGCCATTGATGGAGCATTCTTTGAGTGGCAGGTAAAACCAGAATCATATGATGTAGTTTCAGCGTTAAATCAAATTGTTCAAATCGATCCAACATTATTAACTGTTGAAGCGATCGCAGATAATACAATTAATGGCGATTTACAAGCAGGTTACAATTATCAGTTCAACTCTATTAGATCATAATGAGTCATACTAGTCCAGTAAGAACACCGATAGCATCGGTAGTAAAACGACAACTCCCTGAGTTTATCAGGGAGGACTATCCTACATTTGTTGCATTTGTAGAAGCATATTATGAGTATCTACAAACACAAGGTGTAGATTTAAGTAAATTTAGAGACATTGATGTAACTCTAGAAAGTTTCATTGATCAGTTTAAAAAAGAACTTGCGTATAATCTACCGATTGTTGTAGAAGACGAAAGATTTTTACTATCACATATTAAAGATCAGTATCTTGCTAAAGGATCTGAGGCATCATATAAGTTACTGTTTAAACTTCTTTACGGTAAAAATGTAGAATTATTGTATCCTGGACAACAGATGCTTATTGCCTCTGATGGTCGTTGGAATCAAGAAATCTCAATTTTTGCTCAGGTTGATTATGGTGATCCAGACGACATTGTTGGTAAACTAGTAGACATTCAAACTGCTGGAAGAATTTTAAGAGTTCTTGTCGATAAAAAAGAATCTCTTATCGGTGAGATTGACCGTATTGTTAAAATTGGTAAATCTTACGAAATTGAGGCTACTGGAGTTTCTGGTGCTAATACTGTTACTGTTACAAATAATACAGGCATTGAAATAGGGCAGTTAGTGACTGCACCACAAAATGGTGGTGGTATTGTTGGTAATACAAAGGTTGTTTCTATTTCTGGAAATGTTATAACATTAAGTAATGCTAATGTTGGTACTGTTAATAGTTCATTAATTTTTTCAAATGAACTGTATGAATTTTTCTTGGATAAAAGATTTTTTGGTGTTATAAATCCAGGAGATTTACTTAAATTTCAAGATACATTTCAGGCAAGAATTGTTCCAGCAACAAAAGCATTAACAATCACTCAATCAGGAAAAAACTTTAGAGTTGGGCAAGTATTTGAACTAAGATCTGGTACTGGCACTGGTGCTCTTATGAAAGTTACTGAGGTTGAAGATGATGGCGGTATTAAATATGCAGAACTTATTAAATTTGGTTTAGGATATACTGCTAATTTTGCTTTGTCTATTTTAGCAACAAATGATGTGGTTTCTGCAGGAACAATTAATATTGCAGGTACTTCTACACTAACTGAATTAAATACATATCAATCTGCTGCTTCAGGCACTATATCAGCGTCATCATCAAGCACAACTGTTACTGGCACATCAACAACCTTTGGACAAGTTGGTGGAGTTGCAATAGGAGACGAAATTTGGACCACAGATGCTACACCTTTATTGGTGGGTGTAGTTAAAAGTATTGCCAGCACAACTTCATTAACATTAACTGGTTTGGCTACTGAATATGGGGCTGGCACAGCAATATCTGGATCGTATTCTGGTGGATATGTTTTTAGAAATGTTCGTTCAGTTGGAAGTTTATATGCTCCAGGTGGGGTGCAGGCACAGACTGATAAACCTACTATTAGTGACAGAACAGAAGGTTTTAATGAACAGGGTTATGTAAACTCAGTAGATTATGTAGATTACACATATGTTGATGGTTCTTATGCTGGTACTATTTTTAGAGAGTTTTCTTTAAATTTTAGAAATGCACAGACAAATTCAGACGATCCAGCAATTATCTCTGTTGCGCTAGGTGCTCTTGTAAAATATCCTGGATACTTCCAAACTAACAATGGATTTATTAGCGACAGCATTTATATACAAGATAGTCGATACTATCAAGCGTTTTCATATGTGCTCAAAATTGACGAAAGACTTTCTTCATACAAATCTGCAGTTAAAACAATGTTGCACCCTGCAGGTATGGCACTGTTTGGTGAATTTAATATTACCAATAATTATGATTTAAGTATCGCACTAGAATCTTTAGTCAAATCTTTAGGTATTGGATTAGTAGATCTTATAGTATCAGCAGACTCATCGGCAACTTTATCCACAACTAAAGTTTTATCTGATACTCTTAACACACCGACTGATTCTACATTCTTAAAAACAGTATTTTCTGCATTAGATGATACTCTTACTACTCCAGATGATTCTTCTTATGTACAATCGTTTGATAAATTATTAAATCAAACTACTTTAAATAATGATGGAGATGCAGAGGGACATTCTGTTACAATGCAGAGTACTTCTACTGTATTAAATACAGGAAAGTCACTTTCTACATCTTATAGTGGAATGTTAGATACCACTATAACTTTTGAGACAGGTAAAGCATTATCAGACACTCCAGTTATAACTGAAAGTATCGGTATAACAACAGATAAATATGTATTTACAGTGTCCAGTCCAGATATACTAGACCCACAAGACCACACTGGTTATGTACAGCTAAATTCTTATTATGGACAAGATTACATCATCTTTGAAGATGAATACTCAGTAGGCTCAAGAGAGTCTACATTTAACACGCTATAAAATAAAGGAGATTTTATGAACCATCAAATCACAGAACAATTAAAGGCGACTGGTAAAGTTCGCATCGTACAAACAAATGCTAGTGGTGAAACTATTAAGGAATTCGAAGTTCCTAATCTAGTTGTTACTGCTGGTAAAAACTATATTGCATCTAAAATAGTTGCAACAACTAACTCTCCAGTTTCCATGACTCATATGGCAATTGGTACTGGCACAGGTACTCCAGGTGCTTCAGATACTGCTCTTGGTGCTGAAACTGGTCGTGTATCACTAGCAGGATCTGTTGTGTCAACAAACACTATTACTTACACTGCTACCTTCCCAGCAGGTACTGGTACAGGTGCTATTACTGAAGCTGCAGTTTTAAATGCATCATCTTCAGGAACTATGCTTTGCCGTACTACTTTCCCAGTAGTTAATAAAGCTGCTGGTGATACAATTGCTGTAACATGGGTTGTAACTGTAAGTTAATTTAACTTTTTAGTTTAGGGTTCTACATGGCAACATCGTCATCTTTAATTAAAACCATTCTGCATAAATCATTGGCAGAGGGTGTCTACAGAGATGTAGTAACAAGAAGTTCAAACTATTATTACTATCTTGGTAAGACATTGTCGTGGACAGATGAATTGAATCCTCCATATCCAATTGATAGTTATGCATACGAGCTCCAGTAGTTTTAGATGGTCAAATTATTGATGTTGATTTTGTATCAAGAGGAACAGGATATACTTCTACTCCTACAGTTACCGTAACTGGTGGAGGTGGTGTCGGTGCAAACCTACAGGCAATTTTAAATCTAGCATACTCTGGTGAAAATAATCTTGAAGATGCTAATTTTTATGTTATGACAGATGACTTTAATGTGTATAAATGTCTTGATAATAATTTAAATGTTGCCTCAACAGTTAAACCTACTGGAACTTCTGTATCGCCAATATCAACAGCAGATGGTTATATTTGGAAATATATGTATAATGTTCCGATTAATTTAAGAAGTAAATTTTTAAATGATCAACAGATTCCTGTTGTTTCTGCACTAACAAATCAATTTTATTCTAATGGCACTGTTGATAGTGTTATTATTAATAATAAAGGTTCTGGATATACAACAGCAACTCTTACAGTTTCAGGTGATGGTTCTCGTGTAGAAGATCCTATTTTTGTAACTGGTGCGACTGTATCTACGGCTGGTACTAATTATACTTCTGCTCCAACAGTAACTTTTAGTGATCCAGTTTCTGATGCTTCAGCATTTATTTCTGGAGCAACAGTATTTCTTGGACAGAAAATTTATAACAGTGTATTTGATTTTTATGAAATTACATCTCCAGGAACTTTATCTTCATCAGAACCTACGCATAGGCTAGGTATAGTTCAAAATGGAACAGCTGCATTAAAATTTGCTGGCACTAGAGCTAAAGGTAGTGCATCAATGACTACACCAACAATTTCTGGTGTTGTTATAGCTGGCACTGGTGGTCAATTTACTTGCACTGCAACTACAATAGCAGTTGGTAATCTAATTGCTATATCTGGAACATTTGGTGGCACTGGTAGTATTACTGGATATTCAAATCCAACTACATACAAAGTTTCTACTATTACTGGCTCTGGTTCTTCTGTTACAGGGTTTACTTTAACAGATACTTCTGATGTAGCTATTGTTACTACTGCAGGAACTCCAACTGGGTTAACATATTCTAATACTTCGAGACAAAGTGTTGCTTCAGTGAGTTTAACTGGTGCAGTGAGAGAGATTAATTTAATTACTGGTGGATCTGGATATACCACAACACCATCTATCACATTTTCTGGTGGTGGTGGTTCTTCAGCAGTAGCATCCGCTAAAATGAATGCTGTTACTGGTTCTGTTTTATATGTTACGGTAACAAATCCAGGAGATAATTAT